CGAATAAAGCAAACCAAGCCATGTTTCGTTGAGCGTCTGCTTTCTTATCTTCATTCTCCATATCGGATTTCATATCTTGAAGTTTTAATAATCTTTCGTCCATGTCTAACTCCTCATCAGTAACCACTCCGTCACCATCAACATCAAATTCTTCATATTTAGAATCTTTCTCAAGTTTTTTTCCTGTTTTGTTCTCTGATTCTTTCATTTTCTTCCTTTATGTGTTGTTGTAATAACGAAACATAAATATCTCTTTCCCACGGTATCATATTTTCAATATCACTCAAACTATATTTATGATGTTGCATCATCGCGAAGTTTGTTTTAAAAAAAAGTTCAAGTGTATTATGAGAAAGAGCTATTAAAAAAAACTCTGTAATCCCTCCAAAGGCACATCAGATTCAACTTCAGTTTTTGGGTTTTTTATTTTTACCATGTGTTTTAATTTAGGCATTGTTTCAAAAAACTTTTGTACTTCTAAAAATTGTTGTGAGTTCAAAGATGATATAAAATCATCTGCTTCTTTCTCTGAAAAATCTTCAATTATTTTTTCACCTTCATAAACTGATTCAATCATTTTTGGAATCACTTTAAATAATTCTTTTGGGTCATTTAAATTTAGTTTAGATACCATATTCATTGTAGGGTATTTTAAAACAAGTTTAATTTCATCAGTTATCTCTACAACATTAGTATGATTTTCTGTTTCATTTAATTTAATATCACCTATATCAATTTCTGTTTCAACCATTGTTTTCATATCGTCTGGACACTTAACATTAACTTTTATTTTCTCACCTATTGCTTTACCTCTTATGTTTAGAAATAAATATTCTAAATCAAAAATTGGTATACTTCCAGATTTTACTTTTCCAAATGTACAAGCTGTAACGATTTCACCTATTGCATTAATGATGTTTTTTTCATCACCAGTTTCACTTGCAATCATAAGTATTTTTTCTTCTTTTACCAGAAATGGTCTATATTTGATGGGTTCTTGAATTGTTTTTAGTTTCAATTCATAAGTTGGTGTTTTTAGTTGTGGTAAAGCCATAACAATTCACTCCTTATTTTAATATTATAATATTAAGTCAGCTGCTGCTCTAGCACCTACAGTTACTGTTGGACTAGCACCAGCTTTCCCTAATATATCAGTTAAGATTCCTTTTGGATTAACTAAGTCATATTTACCAGTTGCACTGGCACTTACATAATCATCTAAATTTGTTGATGGTTCTGCACCGATTCTTTCCCAATATCTATATGCAAAAGATATAGTTACTTTTTGTAAATCTTCAGAACCCACACTTAATTCTTGTGCATTGATTGATTTTGGGTATGCTTCATAGAGTTTTATACCATAACTTGATTTCTTTTCTTTTGCACCAGAGAATGATAAAAAGTTGCCAGGTAATCGAAAATTAGAACCTTTTGATAATTGAAATATATGTATTTCGCCAACAATATCATTATAGTATTGCATATTATAAGTGCCTGGCTCATATATTCTTTTTTGCCATTCTTCAAAAAATACTTTTTCTGACAAATCAACATTACAAAAGAATGAAGCTGAGACCTCAGCAAATTGTACAAGCCCTTGAGGTATTTCTCTTGCAGGGCCATAAATGTTTTCATCTGGTGCAGATAGAATTGTTCTTGCTGGGTATTGAATAGATTCACATCTCATACTTACATATCTTGCATTTTCATTATTGAATATTTTTGGGCATAATATAAGTGTTTCAAATCTACCTGTATTGGCAGACTCTTGAGTGTATAGTGCACTTTTAAATTCTTGAATTGAGAATACCATTATATTGCCTTTCTACTATCTGACCAAACTTTTGATGTTGACCCTTTTACAAACCTTTGTACAGGTAACATAATTGCAGTTAAAAAATCTTCACTATCAATTCTTCTAAATCTACTTCTAACATGATTATTTAAATATCTTTTTATTGTTGGTCTTATTAGTTTAACTCTTTCTAATCTTTGAAAACTTGCAATAATTTGCATATCTTCTTTTGAACCTCTTCCACCAATTCTTGTAATTTGGTCTAGTAATCTTGCTCTTAATGCATAAGGTAGATAATGAAAATTGATTCCAAGAAACCCATCACTATATCTTTTAATTGGTAAGACTAAAGGAAAGGTATCATAGTATGGTAGTTTTTGTTTTAACTTTGGGTCATAGACAAACATATTTAAACGACCAATATGATATCTACCTGCTAATCTACCATCTCTTAATAATTCTCTTTGAGAGGGTGCACCAAATTCTTTAATACGATTACGATACCATTGAAAAGGTTCTTCACCAGTTTTTATCGCTTGTCTTATGTCCTTAAAGATACTCATATAGTATTATTTATACTTCGGCATGAGGTGGTCTTCTGTTAATATCATAAAGTCCCAATCTCTGTCTTTACAATATTCTTGAGCATATTTCCATTTAGCTGAGTTTCTTCCCCATTCATAAATATCTGATACCCATGATTTAGTTTTTCTTTTTGGTTTTTGCTCTGGTGGTATAGTGTATTTTTTAGGTTTAACTTCAATAATCATTTTTCTAGTTGAACCATCTTTTTTTCTAACTTTTATATAGAAATCTGGAAAATATCTATGAACTCTGCCATCTGTGGGTAGAACATAAGGTATGATAATTTCTTCAGAACCCCATTCGAGAATCTTAGAATTTTTATCACAGTACACCATAAATTTACGCTCCCACAAACTTCTGTAATAAATAGTACTAGGATTACCCTTATACTTTTTAGGGTTAGTAGGAATATAACGACCTTTGTAACTCATATAAATATATATGTAAACTTTAAAGGACATTAATATGGTTTTCAGTACCAAATTCATTTCAGGTGCCATGAGTCAAAAATTTGGTTCATTCTTAAATGGAAGACAAGGATTAAAAACAAATTCATTATCAGACCCATTCGGTGGTCAACCTTCAGTTTCTGGTGAAAACCCTAAAAAGACAGTTTATCAATACCCTTTAGATTTAGGTGGTACACCAAATCAAGGTCATTTTGTTATGTTTTATGTAAACACACAAGATGTGGGTAAATTAAGATATGATGAAAGTGTCAAAACGCCTGGAGGTAGAGTCATTGCCACAGAAAATGGTGAACAACAAAGTGAAAGCACTGCCACAACATCATCATTCATGAGTGGTCCACAGAAAAGAGCAGCAACAGTTAGTGATACTAAAACAGATAATTCACCAAATAAAATATTTACTTATGATAGAGCACCAACAACAAGAACAAATATGTTAATTGCATTGTATATGCCAGCAAGTGTTGATGTTACATATGCATCAACATATGAAGGTCAAGATATAGGTAAAGTTGCAACAACTGTTTCAACTGTCATGGGTGCAGATAATAAAGGTAAAGCATTCATGGGTGAAGTTCCAAGTTTAGTAAGAGAAGGTAGTCAAAATGCAGCTGAACAATTCGCACCTGGTTCAAGAACATTAGACTTTGCAAGAACTGGTAAAGTAATTTCTAATAGAATGGAAATAATGTTTACAGGTGTTCAACATAGGTCATTTTCATACACTTTTAAATTTTTACCGAAGAGTCAAGAAGAGGCAAAAACAATAAGAGAAATTATTAATATCTTTAAATTTCATATGTTACCAGAAGTTGAAGGTAATCTTGGGAAATCTAGAAACTTTATTACACCAGATACTTTTGATATTGAATATCAATGGATTGGTGGTAAGGGTCAGAATCCATATTTAAATAAAATATCGACTTGTGTATTAGAAAATATGTCAGTAAAATATGGTGGTGCTAGATTCTCTGCTCATATCCCAGATGATGAGGGGCATACGCCACCAGTTGAATCAGAGATTTCTTTGTCATTTAAAGAACTTGAACTCATTACGAAAGACCATGCATTGAGAGGTTACTAATGTCATATTTTTCAAAATTTCCAAAATTATTTTATGATATTAAAGCAAATGGTGAATTGTCTGTATATACTCATATTTTAAAAAGAGTAAAATTACATGCATCAGCCGCGGCTAATACAAAAGTTTTTGATTACTATCAAGTAGGATTCGGTGAAAAACCAGAAGATATTGCATTTAAATATTATGGTGATGCGACTCTACATTGGATTATTTTATTAGTCAATGA